CAACAGAACTTTGATAAACTGACCGAGGCTGAAAAAAGGGCGATTCTTGAAACCAAGAAACTCAATGCCGAAATACTCAATGTTGGTTCATCATCTGAAAAGGCATTTGTATCTGCATTGACTCCCATAAAGAATTCAAGTGATGCAGTTAGATCGTTTACAACTAATCTGAAAACGGCAGCACAGGCGGCAGTTGAAGCAGGTAACAAGGCAAGTGCAGGATTTACCGGAATAACCGCAGCCGAAAAGAAAGCCGAGGCCGGAGCAAAGGCGTTCAATGATAAATTAGTTCAACTCAATACCACACTTGTTACAACAGGTCGTGAAGGTAGAAAATCAACAGAACAGGTTGCAGGTGGGATGAAAAACATTGGCGGTATTGCCGATGGATTAGGCCCAATGATTAAAAGGGCATTTGCCGGAGCAGCACTAATCGAATTCACTAAAAAGATATTTACAACTACTGCCGCCTTTGAAGGTTTAAGAACGACAATTGACTATGCAACCGAGGGCCAACAAGAAAACGGGAAAGCGTTTCAATATCTGACCAATCTGGCTAACACATACGGTAAAGACTTGCAATCCCTTGCCGGAACTTATTCATCGTTTACATCTGCATCAAGTCTATCAGGCATCAAACTGGAAGAATCCAATAAGATATTTGAAGCTGCCGTCAAAGCATCAACCGCACTTGGTAAATCAAACGAAGATACCCAAGGCATTCTTTTGGCCTTTTCTCAAATCGTTTCCAAAGGAACAGTTCAGGCTGAAGAGTTGAGAGGCCAGATCGGAGAACGTATTCCAGGGGCGTTCAACCTTGCCGCAAAAGCGATGGGAGTGACTACTCAGGAACTCAATAAAATGCTTGAACAAGGTCAGGTCATATCGGCTGATTTCCTTCCGAAGTTCGCAGTTGAATTAGAGAATGCCTTTGGGGATGCGGCAAATAAAAAGATGAGTAGTTTGACGGCTACCCTTGGACGTTTTACAACTGCATGGAGTCGCTTTCTGGAATCACCTGCAATCAGCAAGTATTTGGCCGAAACGGTAAATCTTGCAACCGTATCATTGGATAAAGTTAGAAAATTAACACTTTCGGAAAGTGAAAAGAAGGCCGAAGATGCCGCAAGAATTGAATCCAACATCACAACAAACCTGAAAACCGAATTGGCTGAAAGGCTAAAAACCATTCAGGACAATACAAACAAGAATGCCACAATGGATCAGGTTGTGTTGCAGAAATATACCGAGACATTGGCCTATCGTGATCAGTTGATGGAAAAGACTGTCAACCTAAGAATTCAATCTGCCGGATCAATGAATAAGGCCGCATTGACCGAGGCTGAAACTCAATTGAAATATACCAACATCGTTTTGGATGCTCTCGATAAAGAGGTCAAAGGTGTTGAGGTAACAAACAACAAAAAGATTGAACTAACCGAAAAGGAAAAGAAAGCCCTTGAAGATGCCGCAAAGAAACGCAAGAAGGCTCTTGAAGATGAATACAAGAGAAAGGTTGAATTACTGGAATTAGATAGGCAAATCGCTGCTGAAAAAATCAAGCAAACGGTTGATGCTGATGGTCAGAAAATAGCCATGATGGAATTGGAGTTTGCAACTAATTTGAAACTACTAAAAGTCTCAAAGCAATATGCAGCCCTTGAAGTTCAACAGGCAAAAGACAAAGCCAAAATCCTCCCTGAAATTGTAAAGACTCAAAATGTCGAAATCACCCAGGAATACATTGATGCCGGAATTAGAGATCGTGAAACCCGTGTCAAAGGTGAGGATGAAGTACAACAAGGAATCTACGAGGCTAAACTGAAAGCCATTGAACGGAATAAAATGATTCAAGAGGCTTCGATTGAATCTGAGGTCTTGACTGATTTTCAAAGAAGTGAAAAGCTAATTCAAAACCAAATAGCTGCAAATAATGAAATCATAAAGGCTAACGATGAAGCCGCAAACAAAAGCGTTGAATCTGCATTAGATGCCAATGATAAAATTCTTGCAGACAACGCTAAACTATACCGTGAATTGTCTGATTTGCGTAAAAAGGATGAGGAAGACCGAAAAAAAAATAATGTTGATTTGGTGACTGCTTATGCTCAAGCAGCCTCTTCAATTCTTCAAGATTTACGTAATCTGCAACAACAGAATGCTCAAAAAGAACTTGAATCCTTAAATAAAAAGTATGAGGCTGAACTTCGTCTGGCCGGAGACAATGAGCAGAAAGTATTGGAGTTGAATGAGAAAAAAGCACAAAAAGAAAAGGAAATTAGAACCAAGGAATTTCAGGCTCAGAAATTAGCTGCAGTTGCTCAAGTTATATTTAATGTTGCTCCAATCATTGCAAAACAAATATCAGGTGTTATAACCGCACCATTAGCGATTGCATCTTACGCAGCAGCAGCATTCCAGATTGGGACGATATTAGCCCAACCAACACCAGAATTCAAAGAAGGAACAAAAGGTAAGCCCTTCAAAGGTGGTAAGGCGATTGTCGGTGAGATCGGTAAAGAGTGGGTTGTTACTACATCCGGTCAGGTGTACGAAACACCAGGAGTAGCTACCTTGGTTGACCTTCCGAAAGGATCACAAGTAATCCCACATCACGAGGTCATCAAATCAGAAAGGTTCATGGGTTCTAAGCTGATGAATCAGGGGCGTGGTGAGTCTGGAACAGGGCAGTTGGTAGAAAGACTAATCAGCATTGAAAACACCTTGTCAAAGCTACCAATCACATCCCTGACGATGGATGAAAGAGGGTTTACGAAGAAGATTCAAACCAAATCAAGAGAAACCAGAATCCTAAACAATCGTTTTGGTAATTAGTTCTTTTTGTTGCTACTTTGCGATATAGGTTTTTTATCCATCTTTTTTGTTTTTTCGCTTGTTTTCAAAAAGCCCGGCTCATAAGGTCGGGTTTTTTGTTGCAAAATAGTTTGATAGTTTAATTCTCTTGTTTAGTTTTGTTGCAAATTAAAACAAACGAAAAATGAAAATTACCAATTTAGAAGACGTAGAAAATCAAGCTAAAGAATTGATTTTGTTTGCAGAGCAAAATGATCATTCAGCATTTATAATGTTTGTTGAAAAAAGATCTGAATCAATCTATTCTAATATGATTGGAACGCAGCCCGATTTATTGAATGGCCTTATTCATTTAATGAACACGGAAACTGATTTTTTGGATTTAATTTATACCACCGTAAAAACGTGGCAACAAGATAAAATTTCAATGAATTAAAAGGATAAATGTTTATTTCCATAGATTTTTTTTGAATAAAGAGCCTCACATATTGTGGGGCTTTTTTTATTTACCTTTGTCCTATGGCAGGATGGAAGTTTTACTTAAACAATATTCAGGTTGCTGAACCAATCGGTTTTGACGCAATCGAATTCACGGCCAAACGGCTACCTTCTTACGGCATTGATTCGCCATTCTCAACTGAACTGACATTCACCGGCAAGGCCGCAAAGCTGATCAAGGCTGAATATGATGTTCACTACATCAATGCCGAAATCGCCATCCTGATTCAGTCGGATGTCAATGTGAATGGTTCAGCCTATGCCTTTAATGGATTCCTGAACCTTTCGATCTACTCTGAAAAGAACGTCTGTGATACCAATGGATTTGAAGTGACCGTTGGAATTATTGAGGACAATTTCCGTGAAAGGTTTTTGGCCCGTCAGAATGTGGAGATTGATCTGTTGTCCGCAAAGGACTTGGATGAAAACGTAATCACTCCGGTTGATCTGGACACGATTACAACGCATTCTCAAGAATTGTTCCTTCAGGCAGATGCGATACAATACGATCCAAGATTTTATAATAACATCATTACCGAACCTGTTTTTCTGGTCTTTTGGAGAAATTCTGATTTTAAGGGTGTTTTTGGTAATACGTTCGATATTACTGGTAATATCGTTTCTAACACAAATGTGATATTTGTGAACAACTCAGACGAGACGAGAGAAATGCTATTTTCCGGTCGTGCAGTTGTATCGGTTAAAAATAATCACCCATTTAATACAAATAGAGCATTTGTAACAATTGGTCAATATGATGGTTCAGGTGGAGCAACTGGAATCTTTACTACTGTTTTTGCAACACCGAACATTAACCCATTAAGTACATACTTAATTGACTATACCTTTACCCAAATCCCAATTTCGGTTCAGGCTGATTACAGAGTTGCATATTTTTTATCTCTTGACTTCAGCCCAATTTATGGCTATGATTTAACTTTTGCCGATACCAACACATTAAGACTGGAGGAGTTTAATTCAACGACCGCATCTCTGACAAACGGTCTTACTGTATTTAAAGCACTTCAAACTGCAATTTATCTAATCACAGGCGATCCTAACGGGTTAGTATCGGATACATTTACTGATCCAGATGGTTGTTTGTGGAATAACTTCATTACAACTGGATTGCTGATTCGTAATGCAACGCCAGGAGAAGGAACACAATTCCCAATAAAAACATCATTTGAAAAGTTATTTGAAGGGCTAAACCGGATATTCTGCCTTGGTTGGCAATTCGAACAAGACGTTTACGGCTCTTGGAAATTAAGAGTTGAAAAGGCTGATTACTTTTTTAACAGTAACGCAGTCGTTCAATCATTCTCAAAGGTTGGTCAAATCGTGCAGAGTGCAATGTCCGACAAACTAGTAAACAATATTAAAATTGGATATTCAGACAAGTTCAAAAACATTGCAGTATCAGCACTAACTGAAATCAATGCAGACCGGAACTATTTTATCGCCAATAAAGCAAGGGCCGACAATTCATCTGTTAGTCTGAATCTATTATCCGACATCATTGGCTCTGGTTATGCGATTGAGTTTTACAGACGATTGCAATTTCTTCGTGAAGATTCTGGATCATCCGATAGACCGAATGATTATGATCTTTTCATCATCTGGATCAATCGGTATGAGGTTACAGTTGATCTCGATACAGAAACTGGAAGTGGTTATGGGCTAGAAGGTGAAACCGGAAGCAAGACGTTTCCGCCCGGAACAGTTAGCTACGGTTCAAACTTTATTGCTGAATCCAACGGCCCAATTGATCGGGTTTACAATGTCTTCAATTCACCCGCTCGAATTGCTGCTCGGTGGTGGAAGATATTAGGTATGCACACCTATGGCCTACCAACGGCCAAGGCAATCCTTGCCTTTCAGGTAGGCCAATACTTTACGGATTATTCCAGTCGGATTGATTCGACATCTGAACCAGAAGATTGCATGGAGGTAATCAATGGTGCATCGGATGTACTCTTTGAAAATACCAACATCGGGCCGGATATCTTAGTTCCTGGTGAAGTGGAATATCTGATGAAGCCAATTACGGTTGAATTTGACGCACCACAAACCCTCTGTTCATTCATTGACATGAGTTACAACGGTAACGGGTTGGTTCGTGTCACATCTGGAAGTCTCGAACTGTTCGGATTCATTGAAGATGCGACCAATAAACCACAAGACCCCAATTCTGGAATTTCAACTTTAAAATTAACTTTGGCAAATAAAATCGGGGATGCAAAAGCCTTTTCAGATGGTTTTTCAGACGGATTTTCTTAAACGAATAAAAAACAATGGCAACAGCAAAATCATTACCGGAATTAAATTCACAGGTAGATAGTAATTTTCCTAATAACACCACGAAGTTAATCACTCCGACTTTACTCAGGGGTCAGCAAAAGGATTTTATCGTATCTACTCCTTATTCTTTTTTTGATGGCGTTCCGGGTGCAGGTCAAAATGTTGCGGCAGGATACTTGATCGGGAAAAGCAGGATTATTGATTTTAACACGCAGATTGAGTACCTATATGCTTCAGGAACAACTACCGCAGTTTGGACGGTAATTACTGCAAGTGGATCACCAGGAGGATCGACAACACAACTTCAATACAATAACGCAGGGGCTTTTGGTGGCATTTCTGGAGCTACTACAAACGGGACTGCTGTAACATTTGCCGCAGGTGCATTAATTGGAACAGACTTCAAAGCAAGTGGAAGCGGTGGCGTTTCAATTCTTAATAGTTCAGGTACTGAAGTTGCCTCATTCGGTTCTGCCGCAGGAACAGGTGCTTCCTTGAATGGTGCAACAAATATTGGTGCTGCCTCTGCCGATTACTGGGGATTTGCAGGAGGTACAGGAACGATTGCAATGACGGCAACCGGATCGTCATCAAACATCAATATAAACCTTGTACCAAAAGGAACGGGAGTTCTTCAGTCGAATGGCGTTGAAGTGGTAACGATATCAGGATCACAAACCTTAACCAATAAGACACTAACTTCTCCTGTAATCAATGTCGGATCGGATGCAACAGGTGACATATACTACCGAAATTCAGGTGGTTTATTCACAAGGCTTGCGGCAGGAACAAACGGCCATGTATTAACTTTATCGGCAGGCATTCCTTCGTGGGCATCAGCAGGAGTAGCTACTATGGCAATCGGTGGTTCAATCACAAGTGCCACAGCAGGAAGTGTTTTATTTGCAGGGCTTAGTGGGGTGTTGGCACAAGACAACTCCAATTTCTTTTTTGACGATACCAACAACCGATTGGGTATTGGATTTGGCACAACCATTTCTGCAAGATTGGCATTAGGAGCAGGAACGGCATCTGTTCCACACTTTACACTAACACCATCCTCTGCGGCATTCACCGGAACAACTGATGGGATGCTGACATATCAGAATGTTTCCTCTGTTCCAAATCTGGTGCTTTACAAAGGCACGGGAGCAACCAATGTATTGACAACGGCAAGGAACTCTGACTTTGCCACAGGTTCAGCCTCTGGGGTACTTATTGCCGATATATCTGGAAATCTTACCAAGTCAGGTGACTTGACGGCATTGGGCATATTTACTCAGACCAATACAATAACGGTAGCCAATACAGCAACCTCTACAACACTACTTGGAACATTAATTGGAAGCTCCACATTACCTTCCAGTTTTTTTGCAGTAGGTAAGACGATTAAAATATTTGTATCAGGAACTTATAATCAAGACTCAGGGAGTCAAGATTGTGCTTTAAAATTGACCATCGGTGGTGTAGCAGTTGGAACAATAACCTTTTCCCACAATGGAGGTTTGACAACAGTATATTATGATGCAGAGTTTACATTAACTTGCAGAACAACTGGAGCATCTGGAACACTTCAATTTTTGGGAATCGGTAGACTAAATCATACCGGAACTGATTTACAAAACTATTTTCAGGTAAGCAGTACCTCTGCATCAATCAATACCACTGGAACACTTGCCATTGACTTGCAAGCCGATTGGGTGACCGCAAACGCTGCCAATTCTATTACTGCTTCAATTGTTACCGCTACCTATCTAAACTAATATGCCACTAACAGCACTTGGAGGACCGACCGGAACTGTAGTTGTTGGAGATGTCGGAACGGTTTTATTCCCTCAAATTTTACATCCAAATGTCTTTGCTTATATCGATGCTCAAGCAAGCATCGGATATCAAATGACCAGGACTGAAATTAATGCCATTAATAATTTGGTGTGGGGACTTGTGAACATGGACTTGTGGAGCAGAATGCAAGTGATTTATCCATTTATTGGCAGTTCACTCAATGCTCAAAAATGGAATCTAAAAGACACTTCCACATTTAATATAACATTTACCGGAACGGGATTCACAACATCAACCGCTAACGGCTTACAAAAGACCGTAGCAGATGCGTTAAGCTATGGCACTACCGGATACACTCCATCTGTAAATGCATCTGCTTTTGATTTTCATCAAAGCATTTATGTAGGCACTACACAAGCAACAAACCTTATCACACCAATTGGTGCGTTTTCTTCACCGACTAAACTTGGACTACTTACAGGTAATGGTGTAGGTGTTTTTGGAATTCAAAATATATCGTCCGCATCGGTTCAATATAATGTCTTCACGACCAGAAGTACCAATACGGGATTTGTCATTGGATCAAGAACCGCTTCAAATAACATTATGTTATTTATCAATAGCGTATTGATTGGATCAAATACCACAACTGCTACATCTAATATTTTACCAACAAATCAGGTGGCGATTGGAATTACCACATCCGGAGCAGCCTATCCATCAACTCAGGCATTTAGATTTGCAACTATTGGAACTGGCTTAAATCCAGATCAGGCAAGAAATTTATCCATTTTAGTTCAAGCCTTCAATACAACTCTTGCACGGCAAGTTTAACATCCTAATAAACTTGTTTCCTAATCATCCGATTACCAACACGTAATTCAACAATAGGAGTCTCGTCAATGAGGCTCTTTTCTTTTATTACCACATCCCTTTTCCCTCTCCACCATGCCACAAATGCAGAAGCCATTCTTGCATAACCCCAATCATCTGGATGAATCCGGTCTGGGCTTAGAATGATGGATGGAAGTTGAGCAAAATTGCAGATTAATCCTTCTTGAGCCACAACCATAGGAGTGATTAAAGTATCTAAAGTCCTTTGAGGAATAAGGGGATGCCTTGATGCAATGGGTGTATTATGGATAATTAGTGCATCGGGCCACCATAGCTTCACTGAATCAATTACACGTTGATAAGCCCTTGGGACTTTTTTGCCACCTCCGTAGGGCAACTGTGCATCATTGGTTGGGCCTCCAAGAATAACAATGTCGAAGTGCTGACCTTTCTGACTCCGCAATTGTGGGATTAGTCTATAGTTGGTGCTATCCAGATAAGTGGCGTTCGGTACTGCCTTGTTTACAACCTGCCATCCAAGTGCGACTTTAACCCTTGAAACCCATCCAGAATCAGGGTGTGAAGCTTTCAATCCGTAGTCAATAGATGTTCCGGCTACCAGTACTCGTTGTGCCTGTGCCGATCCCGTTATAAGGAAGGCTAGTAAAATAAGAATGCGTTTCATTTTGCAAATGAACGGGATTTCAGCTATGTATTTGTCTAATTTGGGTTCATGTTCGTATCTTTCCACCATTAAAGATAAAATCAGCATGACAATCAAAATAAGCAAGGCGGCTCAATTGTACTTTGCCCTGAGTGATTTAACCAATAAAGAACTCTCATTTACAACCGCATACCGCATTAAACGAAATCTCGACCGATTGAAATCAATTGGTGAAAAGTACACGGAAGAATTGAATGCTGAATTTGAAACGATACTGCCAAAAAAGGAAGTGTATGCTGAAGGCGAGTTAAAACAATACCACACAATTGCAGATTCAATAGTGTTCAAAAGATGGGATGAGTCGGGTGAAATGGAGGATTTGGATTTGAAAGTATTGTCCTTAGAAGGTGAAGATATGAAATTCTCTGCCCGTCAAATTGAAGCCCTTGAATCAATCTTAAATTTTGAATCCTAATGGCACAGAAAACAAGAGAAGAACTAAATGCGGCCAATGCCGCCTTATTTGTCAACAACGAAACTGGTGACATCACACCAGATGAAGAAAGGGCATACAACGAGGATGTCAATGATTCCTTTGCGATGCGATATGAGTTTGATGTAACCATCACAGACACGGCTGCAATTCAAGGGATGGCTACTAACCCAATTCTATTAGTAGAGGATGACGGGGTTAGTTATCTGCAATTGATTGCAGCTACTATTTTAGTAAATAATGACGGCACGACTGATTATGACTTTACTGGTTACGCAGGAATTATAAGTACTACAAGTAGTAATTTCAGAGCGTTTACGGCATCTTATGAAATTGATAATGTAGTTGGTAGCGTTACGATTACAAGAAATTTAATGAATGAACCAAGCACATATAATCTGCAATTATATACAAGAACAAGCCAAAACGATAACTCAGGCGGTCTAGCACTTTCAGCGTTTGGAGCAGATGCAACAGAAGGAGATCACACCCTTCGGGTTTACGGAACGTACACTAAATTCCCAATCGCATAATGGGCAACGCACATCCTTTCTACCGATTCAGTCCGGCCAATGTCAATGGTGGATTTGAACCAGGGTACAGTCTACAATCAACTTTGTGTAAAGAATTCCAAAACCTTTATTCGAATGGGGATTTGGTCGGTCAAACAATCGGTCAGGCCATCAAGAACTTTCAGGCTAACATTGACACGTTGAATGAGCCTCAAAATGGTGGTGAATTGCGTTTGGTTTATCCGAAGCCTTACCCAACCATTTCAGGGACTCAGACATTGATATTCAATGTCCAGAATGACCAACTCCATGCCGTTGATTCAACCCAGAAGGTAATCATGACATTGGACTTGGTCGATGGTATTGTGGTTGATTCCGTGTTCGACACTTACTTAATCGTTGCGGCTACACAAGCCTACGATGACCCGATTGTAGATGTTGAATTATTGGTTAAACGGGCCTTGGAAATCTATTATCAAAATGGTTCTGCTATTTTCCCGATTACCTATTCATTCGACCGTACAACGGGCATTGCAACCAGTTCAATAGCGAGGGGAAAGGATTGGAAGGTTGATCTGGACACGGGCGTTGTTGGTCGCTATCCGGCACAATCAAATCCATTTGCTCCGGTGAAATCCAAGACTTTTTCAGCTTTGAGTCCGTCTCAGAATTACATCCTGAGTCTGATGGAAAGGATTATTTCTTTGACCATCGCTGACCAGACTTTGACGGCTAGTGACCTGATCAATGCAATCAATCTCTTGCATCTTCCAGATGATTACACGGTAACCACCGACACGGATTCGTCTGGGGCGATTGAACGGGTTTCAACCCTGTTTACAGGTGAAAGGTCGTTTGCTTTAGTAGCACGTACTGACGGGTCTTTCTGGTACTTTCAGAGGTTTGTGATTGATAGTTCATCTGCGATTGACCAGTTTTTAGGGGATTACGTCATTGCCACATCATTGCCTTATGAACCATTAACGGGGCAGTTGTTTTCGGGCAATTGGTACGACATGGATTTAATCCAGTTCGACAACGGTTGCGAACCGGAAGAAGTGGACACGTTTCAGATGCCGATCAAAACGGGTGACACTTATCAATTCAACATCATTCCAGAACAAGCCAACCTGACCGGATTAACTTCTTGCCAAATCGGTCTGTTTGATGAGAACCTGAATTTTGTGAGTGAGATTGGTCAAGCAAAATTTGGTTGTTTAAAACCTATTATTTTTGTTAACAATTATGTGGATGATTGGGCAGGGTGGAATTCAATTAGGTTGGAAATTAATAGTAACATTGCAGACCCTGCAACTTATGAGTTAGGAATCTACTTTGGGTTTGGTAGCACATCAGAATATATTTTAGCTATTCCATTACCTACAGTTCCCTTGACCACAGATGCCCAATTAGCTGCATTTATTGAAAGTCTATCAACGGATGATTATACTGTATCTGTTGAACTTGTGGCAACTGGAGATGAGTTTTTGCCATTTTATGGGATAATTACGGTAACCACTTGTGCTTTGGATTGTCAGATCGGAGATTATCAGGTTCAATTAGCCGTTAATCTAATTGGAGACCCACCATTACCTCCTTATACGAATCAATTTGTACAACAAACGGAAAATGCTACCCAATTCCTAGCAACCGTCACAATCCCATCCGCACCTGATGGGTGCTATGTATTCGGGCTATACGATGACAACTACCCTTACCAATCAATCTTTGCCTTTTCGAATTCACTTGAGTTGAACAATCAGGATTGCTTCAGTTCAATGTGGCAATTCGGATCGTCTGAGGATGCCATTATCGAGGGCTTTGAGTATTACTCCGGTTGGATGCAACAGTTACGGCTACCAATCAACGGGGCAGGACAAAAGCCAAAGATTGAAGAGTCAATTTATCGTAACTCAGACGGAACGTATCAAAGACCTTCCAATTATTCTGATTTAACCGTAGATTTGCATAGTGATTATTTGGACTTAGAAACACGGAATGCGGTATTTTCTGCCACAAGATGCCCGATTCTAATTTTCGAAGACCAATCCATATTTGTTTCTGGGGATTTGGACGTTGCCACCGTTCAGGACTTTTCAAACAAGACCTCTTATAGAAAGCTTGCACAAATGAAGTTTTCCGCACTGATTCAGGGCTTTCAGCCTAATAACAACGCCTGCATAGGGTGTTAAAATTCAAACATTCAAATGAATATTACTCTCAATTGTCCTCCGGTTTCTTGCTATAAGAACTACCGTTGCGATGTGGATTATAAAGGTCGGATTATTGGGGCAGCTTTGGTGAAAAAGACCGTAGCGAGCCTCATCGACAAGACAGATGCTACTACTCTTCTGGATTCAATCTTCTACCAAGCTTTAGACGGGAATGCTATCATGTTCCTGAACATTGCCGGTGACAAGCCGAAACCAGAAACGGCAGAACTTCCGGGTGTTGGATTGCGTATCAATCGACCAGGGGCGAAGACTCACACATTGAACTTCATCGATGCTCAGGTTATTGCCAATGTTGATTCGTACAACAAAATCCTTCGTTCATCACAGAACTATGATCTGTACTACTTCACTCCAGAATTGTACTGGGATGCCTCTGGAACGCAGGTGACCGTTATCGGTGATCCAGTTATCCAGAATGACCTGACTCAGTTTATCAACGGTGAAACGATGATCAAATGGGTAGCAGATTCAAACCCTGTTCCTTCTGATTTCGACACGGATAAATTACTTGAAGGTCTGTTCTACGAGGTAAGCGGAGTTGATGCGATTGCTGCACCAATCGGCTTCATTCAGACTGAAACGTATACAGCCTCTCTCAACTACGATTTCGGTTCACAAAGCCTTCCGTCAACTGTTTGGTCACTCGGTTCATCTGCTGCCGTTATTGCGGCTTTGGGTGCAACGATTGACGCAACAACTGGTTCACTTGACATTGATCCGCAAGTTGTTGGGGATTATGTCTTGACCGTAGTTGCATCCAACGAAGCCGGATGTATCTTTGGAACTATTGATGTATCAGTAACTGTAACTGCATAATAACGTGAACGAGCAACTTCTTTTGGGCATTATCAAACTCCTTTCTAAGGATAAAATTAGAGAGGGGCAATCAGAGTACATCCATGACATCCGTGAGATTGCGGATGAACTTGAGCCGCACTTTGACGAAGATTACCCGAAGAAGTTGCTGCGTGTGCAGCATCCGGGTGAGCAGGATTGGATGAAAATCTACCGGAAGGAACGGTGGCAACCCAAGACGAGAACGGCAACCGGAAGGGTTTATACGACTCTGCAAAAGATTCAGCAAGCGGATGATTTCAAGATCATTTTTAAGAATGACTTTGCAGACATCGGGATAAGTGAAAGCAACCCGAAAGGGCTACCTTCAAAGTATTGTTTGGAGAACTTGCCAAAGTTTGGTTCAATCGAAACATGGACTTTCTCATTGGGCCTTTCCAAATACCTGGAGAACCCAAACTCGGTGGTGTTTGTCGGGCCTGATCTGGAATCTTGGATTGAAGACCCAACACCGGGCAACGAACAGTTCATCAACTGGGAGAAACCATATCCGCAAGTATTTGAAGAGGATCACATCGTCTACAAGGCTGACGGTGGAATCATTTTCAAACTGGATCAGTACGAAAACAAGGACGGTGACAAGGTTCAACGGAAGTATGACCAGTTCCTTGCCGTTTCAATGGAAGGTCTGGTTCTGGTTCGTCAAATCAGACCGTACAACGGAAGCGAGGATGTATTTGATACATTCATTGCACCTTATCAATTCCTGCAATATCCAATCTATTCGGTTGGATCGGTTATCTGTGAAATTGAAGATGGTCAAATCGTTTATGATTCAATCCTTACTCCTTGCCTTCCTGCATGGAATGATGCCTTGTTTACCAATGATGATTTGTTGGTTAATAAAGCCCTTCATTCGAATCCGATCTTCTGGCGTTATAAAAACAGCCCATGCAAGACCTGTAACGGATCAGGCTTGTTATCTGGAAAGGATAACACACAAAGGACTTGCGGTAGCTGTAACGGAAACGGACTGGGTTCAGAGGGTTCACCATTTGCCTCCATCGAAATAAATCTTCAGAAGAAGAACGCAACCAATCCAGATGTCCAGTATCCAACTGGCCCACCTGCCGGATATATTCAGCTCGACATTGCCGCACTTGAAGCCCAAAAGAAAGACATTGATGATGACATCTACCGAGGCTTTCAAGCGATTGGAATTGAACTGTTAGCCAATGTACCTGCGGCTCAATCTGGAGTTGCGAAGCAATACGACCGGAAGGAATTAAACACCTTCTTTTTTCAGGTTGCCGTTCACCTTGGTTATCTAATCGAAGAAATATCCTTTGCTATATTCCTTCAACGATACCGGACGGAAATAGAGTCAAGGCTCTTGACATTGGATCAGATCGAGGCCAATAAGCCGAAGGTAGTAATCCCATCAGACTATGATGTCTTGACTACATCCGTCCTTTCTACTAACCTTTCTGAGGCCATCAGAAACCAGTTTGACCCAATCATTACAATGGGCCTAACTGCTCAATATACAGAGAAGGTATTCGGTGAAAATAGCTATCAGTTAAAGGTGCTGAAAATCAAAACGGCCATTGATCCATTGCCTTACATGACCACCGAGGAGAAGTTGATTTTGAAGGATTCAATGGGTTGTACTGAACTTGACTACATCACATCTGCCTACCTAAATGCCTTTGTCACGGAGTTGATAGAGGCCGATATGGACTGGATCAATGAGGCAAGGCCAAAGCAACGAGCCGATGTCAAGGCAATGGCAATCGCTAAACAAAAAGAGATCAAAGCCGGATTGGTTACTTTGATGCCTGAATAATGACCGACAAGCAACTTGAGATAATCAAACGGATTCAGACTCTTCAGGCTGAACTGGAAGAGGGCATGAACTCCCGACTGCCTGATATATTCAAGGGATTATCCGATCAAGTTATTGAACTGACTAATGACCTGCCACTTGACCCCAAGAAAAGGGCCGCAAACATCAGGGCCATCATCGGCCTGAAAACACAATTGACCAATGTCATTGTCACCAACCCGGAATATGTCAAAGAAGTTGGTCGGGTTCTGGATGGGTTCAAAGACCTCAAGAAACTATCTGACCTCTACTTTAGTGAACTGATTGACGGGTTCAATGCGAAAGAAGTGTTGTACCAGGAAATCCTCAAAGCCAATGTCGAGATCACAAAGGATATGCTTCTTGGTTCAGGCATCAGGAATAACTTTGCTAATGCCATACAAGAAACGTTGAAGGCCAATGCATCAGGAACTACTAATCGCACATTGCTTCAGAAGACCCTTAAAGAGTTCATAGAAGGCACGGATGCTGAAAAGGCATACCTGAACAGATACATAACAACCGTCACAAATGATTCTGTGATGACCTTTTCCAGACAGTATGTAGAAACTATTGCCGAAGACTTAAATCTTCAGTTTTTTTTCTATTCCGGTACGGCCATTAAAGATACTCGGTCTTTTTGCAAAGCGAGACATGGCAGATACTTCAAAAAGTCCGAAGTTGAAAACTGGGCTAATCTTGGAAACTGGAATGGTCGCAAAGCAGGAACCACAAAATCAACTATATTTTCCTTCGCTGGTGGCTGGAATTGTAGACACACAATTTACCCGGTCACCAAATTACAATACACCGTTGCAGGTAAAAATGGAATAACCGGTCTTAAATAGATTCTTTGTATTTCCATAAAAACCCATGTGCTTTTTTGCATCTTCCTTTTAAAACGTGGTTTATGTTGCCTTGCCTCAAACCAGTTTCTCTTTGAACTTGTCTTTGAGATTCCCAATCTCTTATCCAATTTCCATCTAAATCAAATTGAGATATTGGCGTACTATCTTTTCTTTCAGAACCTTTTTTTGTTTTTATTAGTCCAGTTTTAAATCCATGAATTGTATTTTCTGACCTCGTAACCCATTCTAAATTTTCTACCCTATTGTCAAATTTAATCCCATTAATATGGTTTATTTCTGGCTTGTTTTCTGGGTTTGGAATAAAATGTGTAGCAACCAGCCTGTGAACTGTCAATTTTTTACTTTTGCTTAATCCAATAATTAAATAAGCACGATTGGAAGAAGGGACTATTATTTTTTCAGGATAAGGCTTTTTCATTTCACTGCCCCATCTACTAATTTGCTGAATAGTTCTTTCCTTTGATTTCACCCTTCCAAGATTACTGACCATGTAAGAATCTTCAAGACCAACTACATCTTTCCAGATTTCACCGGGCAATGATTCAATTTCAACTTTGTTTTTTTCTCGTTCAATTCTTCTTAATTCTTTTCTATAATCTACTTGCATAAAAATTTAAAAGCCCGGCAAAACGGGTAGAGGACCGTTCGCCAGGCTTAAAGGTTAAAAAACCAATTTCTTTGTTTTGGCCTCTACTCCGCAACAGTTCAAAGATACAAAAATTGCTGTATTTTTACAAAAAATTGAACCATGAATACTTGCCTTCTTGATTATATCGGTTTACGGGGTTGCTCAACCACCGAACCAGAATCTGGTGTGTACATTAATCAGTATCCTGGTATGTCAACTGAACTAATCGACAAGGTTGCATCGAGTGATCAGGTGACCTTCTCGCAGGTCTGGAAGGACATCCAACAGACTGCATATCTTGAACTGAAGACAAGTGTGCAGAAGGCATTGAAGGACTTTGCAGGGGCAAGATTGGATCAGGTTCTTTTCCAGACATCCAGACTATTCGTCCAACAATGGCAACAAATCAATCCAGTTCCTGAAGAAGCCATATTCAAAGGTGTATTCACATCAATCGCAGGGTCAAAGTATGCCGGACTGAGAATCAAGAAAGCCTACATCTACAATTCAGGTGCAGTTGCAGTTGCTAATGTGCCGATCAAGATATTTCAATGTCAGGATGGTACTGTCCTTTGGGAAACAACCGTGACTGTTCAACCAGGGGCAAACACAATCAACATTGGTCAAACCTTCGGGTTGGTATTCGACAAAATCAACATTGCCATGCTAGTGGATTGCACAAACCTGCCAACGCTGACAGGTCAATTCATTGATAACGGCTCGTGGAACTGGCAAGGTATGGATGCCCAATGTGCAAGCCGTTATTATTCATGGTTGAATACATCCGGTTACAACATCTTTCCGGTTACTGCCCCTCTGAACTACGGTTTAGGTGAATTGTGGAACAATGACTTCAGTCAATCAGCTATCTATTGGGATGCTGAACTGCTCTGCTCATTGGATTCATTCATCTGCGGACAAAGGGAGTTCCTTTTAGAATCATGGGGCAATTTACTGGCCGCACAGACTCTCCGTTTTAAGTTAGGGTCTAACCGTGTCAATTACTTCACTCAGTCAAACACAGAGCGCACAGAACGCAGCCTTGTGACCTTTGAAGAGAAGTTCAAAGATGCCATTGATAATTGGGCTGAACAGTTGAACCTAGGTGCTGAAGGTTTGTGTTTTGACTGTGAAGATCAGGCCATGATTGCGACAACTGGAAGGAGGCCATAAAAAAGCCGGACTAAAATAATCCGGCCTTTCTTCGTTCTAAACATGGTTCTTTATGTGTAAATGTATTGATGCCGTTTTAGGATGTAATCATAATTCTGATAATGATTCTCATCGGGCAATCTTTTGTAAAGCACGACTTCTTCAGCCTGAATCGACAAGAGTTCAATAATGTAATTGATTGACGTTCCGACCGTGTGAATCTCGGATGCTCTTGAAATAACTCTTGACCAGTCAAACAAGCTGAACCCTTTAATTGATTGCATCTCAACATTGCGGATTTCTTTGCTATCTGGAATATTAACCGATTTGGATTCCAAGCTTGTGAACCTGCGATTAATCAACCGGAATGGTTCATCCAATTGCAACTTTAAGACATCCGAAAACAGTTGTGATTCTTTCTCATGATTCCTTTTGAATGTGAAATGATTCCAGGTATTCCAGTCTAATCCATAAAGGTCATATTTGGACCTCATACAATCCTTATAAACTACTTTGGTAAGTTGATCAGCCCAACGAATTGGAACGATTGTATGACCTCTTATGAATCCAATACGTTTAAATTCTTCAATCTGCCGACCAAGTGAGCCAACACGAACCCAATTTATTTGAGGATATGCAAAACGAAGTCCGGGAAGAAAGTGATCCAGTACGGGCCAAATGATTTCCTGCCTGTCTGCAATTTGATGGGCAAGACTTATGCAGAAAATGTGATCTCCCAACCCGTGTGGTTGTAAAATAACGACTGCCATAGGCTAAAAATCAAAAGCTACATCAGGGTTATTCATGTTTAATCCCTTTTGAATTCCGATGTGCTGAACAACGGACGGAGTTGAAACAATAAACTCTTTGACCATTTTACAGACGTTCCAATCCCAATGTCCAGTTTTTTGTAAAGACGGCAAAACAATGGTTTTATACTGTTTCTGATCAATGAGCATATTGATGCCACCAATGGATTCCTTTGTGCAATGATCCTGATAAATTGAAAGGGTTCTATGCCGAACCTTTCCAGTTCCAAGATCAACCGTTTGCGTGTTAAATCCTGAAATGATGTATAACGGATATGTGTTTTTCAAAGTGGTCAAAACATCAATAAATTCAGGCTTTACAATCGCATCAGCATCAAGGTTGATTACATTGTGGCAACCGGAAGCAAACAGATAATTGAATCCGATTCGTAATGCGTTTGCAATTCCTTTGTTTTTTGGTAAAAACATCTTCCGAACATTGGGCCACTTTTCACAAAAGGAATTTATCAATTCAATAGTCTCCTGATCTGTACTAGCATCATCGACAATAAGGATTTCAAGTTCACCATTGAACGCAATATTGGAAACCGATTCCAGACATTGAGACAAATAATCAGGACGGTTAAAGGTGGTTATTAAAAGGCCCGTTTTCATTTTGTATCAAAAACGTAAGAGAATGAATTTGACTGCATACCTTCAATGAATTGTTGCTTTGTGACCTCATTGAATTGCCCATCTCTAACAACTGGATAAATGCCGAAAAGCATTGATGCAAAATATTCAATTTTTGTTTCTTTTGAATTTTCGGGAAACCAGAACGGATGAAATGAAATGTAGATTGGTGTCTTTTGGGCCTCCAAGTATTCCAACATATCAGGAATAACAAGTAACTCCCCTCCTTCAATGTCCATTTTAATCAGGCCGATTTCAACACTTGAACCTTTAATGATTGTTTCGAATTTCTTGGTTTCTACACCCTGGAAATCAACCGTAGGAAACCATTGTGTATCTCTTGGTAGCAAGCTGCTCATGGAATCCCCTGCGTTGGAAAGGTTCAATATTGAACTTCCGTTTGTGTTTGAAATAGCCACATTCCGACAAGTCACATTGAGGCATGAATTTGACTGAATGTTTTTTGATAGCTTCTCAAATGCGATTACATCCGGCTCAATAGCAACCACATTATTAAACAAATGGGATGCGTAAAGGCTGACAACTCCATTCCATGCACCAATGTCAATGAATGACTTTGATTGATCGGCATATCGCTTTACGATCTCGAATGTTTCCGGTTCCCATGCTTCAACGCCCAACCAGAAAATTGGATCTCCATAAACATCGAACTTGAACTCTTTTAATTGGACTTCCATTATTTCTTTTCAGCTACAAAGTAAAAACTTGAATTTAAATCAGTATCAGACACAAAGACATTTTCCCATAGGCCACAATCCTGAGTATACAGGCGCATCAATTCAGGAAAGAGAAAGTGAATGTGCTTTCTATTGTGCCAAGGTCTCCAATAGACCTGACTATTCATGTCCGGTAAATACAGGAACAGTATTCCCCCTGGTTTCAATTGTTTGTGCCAGTACTCCAATGCCGTCACGTAGTTATCCAGATGTTCAAGGCAATGACTACTGAATATGTAATCCAGATTGTCGGGCAAATTGAGTGCATGGAATCCGTCATCAAATGCAATGTCAATCGGTTTCGCATTTGGAAAGGCCCATTCAGGCTTCATGCATCCAACATCAACACCATTTCCTTTGCAGAGCATTTCAGCAACAGGAAAGGCAAATCTTGCCGCAAAACCCTCTGATTGAAAGTGAGGGTATGTGTGGTTTTTAAATTCAATTATTTTCATTTTTCAATTCTAATTCGGTTCCGGTCAATGCGAAGTAAAGGTTCTGCCAATGGTGAACCGATTTGAGTTTAACATCAAAATTACAAGTGGAATATGGGCGAAAAACAAAGTATCCATTGCTCAATTTTTCAATGATAAATTCACTTTTTTCAAAGTAAAACATTTCTGTTTCTGAATCCCATTCACCAATTTCACAAGGCATTTTCAAAAGCCAGTCTTCGGTGAGTGGGATTGGTTCAAGAAATTGAATCTGTTCGGTTAGTGGATGATAATATAATTTGATTCCGGTATCAGGGTCTTTATCTGGCATACCTTTAATGTCGCATTCAATCTTGTTTCCATAAAATCGGTCAATTTTCAATATTTTACCGCCTCTATCTTTTGCAATGTTGCCAATTCGTAATTCGTTTGCTTGTATCATTTTAAAATTCTCTGTTCAAAAAAGTCCTTATGTTGTGGAAAATTAGCCGTAAACATCCTTGAATACATGGATGAATAGTTGTTGTTGATCTTGAAGTCTTTTCCTCCCCTAATAACAGTATTAAACCGGATCGAATGAAGGATGGCATCCGCACTAAAGTGATTCCTACCGACCCGAATCAACGCAAAGGTAGCATCTTTGAACTGTTGCCAAATCTCAGGATTCTCGGCATGATACCGTTCGAATTTGGCCTGTTTAGGGTCAACGGTGAATAGGTTTAATTGGCTCATGGCTGAACGTGTCTATTGTTCCCGATGTGCTTACAATAGCCTTCCAATAGTGTTGCGGCCCTGTATCCATGCCGGAAGTATTGCTTGCCAACTAATTGTTCAGCCTGCAATGGATTGGATGGTGACCAATGGATGTCAGCGTACATTCCTTTCGGAAATAGTTTCTGGTAATCGGATAACCTGCGAAGACCAGGATTAAAACTGAAGCCATGCCATACACCTCTAAACCCCGTCTTCATCAATTGATATTTAACACCAGATTCCAAGGTGATTACCTGCCCGATTGCCGGATGACCATTGCGGTCATTGGGTTCACGAATCCAGACCTGACAGGTCATTGGCTTTTCTTCCAAAATCGCAAGTGACTTCTGGATGAATCCGGTTCTGGTAAACTCCCAGTCATCTTCACAATGAAAAATATAAGGGGTTGTGACTCTTGAATAAAGATAGCTAATAGCCCCTATTTGGCCTATTTTACCACCAGAAAGTTCAACACCACCAAAAAAATCAGGAAAAAAATAACCAGGAAATTTGCTTAATTCTATGTCATTATTTGTGTCTTCATAAATTATTAATTTTGGCCGACTTGGACCATCCCAAAATTGAACAAGACTTTTGAGGGTTCGTTCCAACAAATCCCACCGACCGCAGGATGTGATACATATTGTTATTTGATTTTCCACTTGCTTAAATTACTGATGTGTGTATAAATTGAATCCTTGTAATCACCGAATCGACAAACATTTGCCGTTCCTTCCTTGTCAATCGACAAAACGACAACCTGACTATCTGGGCTAATGATCCGGCCCTTTTCGCCTCGAAGTAATCCTTTCGGATAGTAAATCCCATACTGACTAATGGGTGATTCCATAGTGACGCAGGATTTGAGGGGCTATAAAGTAAATCATGAATATGATCACACAGATAGTGATCATCAACCAACTGAAGAGTCCCAGATAGGACTCTTTCAGTTCGTTACGGGTTTCTCTGTTAGGCAACATCTGATTTAACGAGATACTGATTGTCAATAATAGTCAGGTTCGTTTCCGGCTCTACAACAAAAAAGTCGGACTGAAAGACCTCTTGTTGAAGGTTTCCGGCCTCAATAGTTGTGTGATGGTGTCCCCAAAATTCACAATTATTAAATGATCCTTGAAGAGAGATCATTGCTCCAGATTGACCTTGTTTAAAGGTTATCCGAATCGTTCCTCCCCACAATTTAGCCAATTCAGCTATGTCGTGAAGCGATACCGAGGTCAAGCTGATTGAACTACGGATTGGTGACTGAGACATTACAACGATGCTCGAAATGTGAAATACTGATTTGTTGGTCATTTTTTTGTTATTTTGTTTCTGCGTCAAATATAGAATAATTCATTTCTAATTTGCAACAAATAATTTTAAGAAATGCCAAAATATAATTCTCTTCAGGCGTTTGCGGCTCAACAACTGGCTAATTTTCAGAATGCTACGGATGCCAATAAAGTTTTGCGTCAGGCTGTGATTGTGGTTGTTCCAGAGATGAAACGCAGGATTCAGAATGACGGTAAAAACACGGCAGATGTGAAAATGAGAACTAAGTCGGCCCGTAAATACGGGGCTTATTCAAGGGCTTATGGACGATTCAGGAACAAGAAAGGATTTCAGACCGCCATCATTGACCTGACTCTATCGGGTGCAATGATGAACTCATTGAAGGCCGGACCGACCGGACCGAACAGTTACGGCATCGGATTTCTTGGACCGGATGAATTCAAAAAGGCAGAATGGAATGAAGGACGATTTGGAACTATCTTTGACCCTTCCAAATATGAACTACAAGTCAGTCTCGATGTTATAAACCGTCAGGCTCAAAAACTCCTTTCAAAATGACAACAGCTACAAACGACCTTTCTAAACTCTGCGATAAAATCAGCCTTAAATTCGGTATCAATTGCCTGAATTATGGCGAGGCTCATGAAGTCATCTTGGAGAACGAAGGTGCTAATTATGCCAGTATTGAACAGGCTGTCCCTTGTGCCGTCAATGACAACTATGACCTTGTTCTGTTCATCGTTCGGACCGGATCAAGCCCAAAGGATCAGGTCAAAGGTGGTTACCGGAATAAGCTATCGAGAGAAGTCACTTTTAAACTAATCGGGAATTCAAAGAATGCTGATGCGGAATTCAACCTGACTGCCATTATCAACTCAATACCTGGATTAAATTACACCGGGACAGACAACTCTGCAAAGTCAATTGCTCAGACCTATTTCGGCACAGAGGAACACAACTTCGAAACCTACTTCTTCAGCATTGACTTCACGAACGTAGAAACGATTGTCTGTGAAAGGTGTTAACCATTTACGATTGCAACGTATTTGAATAATCAAATATTCAAATGTAAATTTGCAAACATGGTTTTGCCCTTCCAGAAAATATACATTATCAGTCTAACCAAATCTACCAACAGACGGACAAACTTGTTTAAAGAGTTTGACCGTGTCGGTGGTGTGACGGATATAAACGGCAACGGGCCTGTCATATTCCCGGCTAACAATGGATGCAAGTATGGTCATAGTGTTGACAATTCAATCAAGAAGCAGAATAGGAAGCAACTGATGAGCCAAGGTGAAATAGGATGTTTTGCATCTCATCGTCAGGTCTGGTCTGATTTCATGGAATCGGGCCTTGACAACTGTCTGATTCTGGAAGACGATGTCCGGTTTGGTCAATTTGCGGAAAAAGTGTTTACCAACTTCGCAAAAATGCCGGATTGGGATTATGTGAACTTTGGTTATATCAGCAACAACAAATCAATCAAAAACGAATTTAAGCCAGTCAAGAATGAATCATTCCCTCTGCTTTTTGGCGGTTGTGGAATGTGGCTGACCCATGCCTATTCTGTAAACCAGACTGCCGCTAAATTCTTCTTTGATGAAACCCACACCCAAACTGGTGGCATTGATTGGCAATTGACTGGATTGCAGGACAAGGTCAAGTCATTCGGGTTTCAAGGTAACCATGTCATCTGTCAGGCTAAGATTACCATGTGTAATCCCTCATTAATAAAGCACACTCAATAAAATTTATATGTCAGATCAATTAGCTTACATCCGTCAAGCCATCGCAAGAGGTGAAAGGGCGATGGTCATCCGCACTAAAATAAGCCCTGAAACGGGCCTTGTGAAAGTGGATGCCAAAATTGAAGTAAATGCTACCACCGCATTACAGTTCCTTTCCTTACCAGTTAACCAGAGACCTGCCATCTGGAAACGTATCTATCCAATCGGGTACGAATCACAATTATCAGGCAAGACAATGGTTCAATCCAAGCAGGACACGAACCCATTGTCAGATGATGAACTCATTCAAAAAGTTCTCGCCAATCCTGAACTGCTGAAGCAACTGAAGGCAGGTGAAAAGGCTTTGAAGAAAGCCGACAAAGAAGCAACCGAACCAGAAACCACCGACAACAACCCACTAATCTAATATGGCAACTGCACTCGACTTTATTAAGAGCATTGCGGCAAGAGCCGGAATAAAGGACAATCAGGAATTTGATCTGGCTTTGGCCGGATCTGCTGCCGATACATTGAAAGGTTTAGAATTACCGGATTCCGTAATCAACCAGGTGAACACAAACCTGATGGATTTCAACACGGCAAAGTCTAATCTTGACCTGAAAAACCATTTCACCGGAATGGCATTTAACGGGATGGAATCAGCCGTATTTGATCAACTGAAAGCATCAGGATTTGATGATGCAGAAATTGAAGAAATCAAGGCAGCTTCTAAATCTACCGGGCAAAGAATGAGTAAGATTCTTGATAAGTACAATTCCAGAATTGACGAGGCCAAGAAGCACAAACCAGGATCAGATGAATACGTCCGTAAATTGTCCGAAGCTCAGAAAGCTTTAGAAGATGCAACAAAGAAGTTTGAAACTGAAAAGTTCCAGATTCTTGAAACGCAGAAGGCAAAGCAACAAAATCTCTGGATGCGGAATCAACTTGCATCGGTTCAATGGAATGATGCTATTCCTGAGATAGCAAGAGAGGCAACATACAACGCTGCAATGTCTGCTCAACTTTCTAAACTTGAAGCTAAGTTGGTGTTTGATGCTGACACGTTATCAGCCCGGTTGGTAAACGCCAAAGATGAAACCTTGCCTTTGGTCGTGTCTGGGAAAGAATTTGCATTTAATGACTTGCATTCTGTAATTTTGCAGGAACATAAACTTATGAAGGAATCTGGAGGTGGCAATCCGAATCCTTCACCCACTCCCCCCTTTACCCCTCCTTCTGGCGGTGGTAGCACGCAGCCGAAGCAACACCCAATGGTGGCAAATGCTCTGGCGAACCTGAACATCCCTAATATGGGTTAGTTCGGTAATTCCATTTTAATAAAATGTCTGTTGCATTAAACAATATTAGCCTTGGGGTGCTTACCTCATTGACGGCTAACCTTATCAACAATGCCGAAACGGTCGGAATCAACACCGGAGCGTTGGGAGCATTGAACACAGCTGAGAACCTTGCATCTGGTAAGATCATCCGGTTGGCAAACGATGACGGAACAGGACATCAGAAGCAAGTACGTGTTGTTACCAAGCAACGCCAGACTGCCGATGATACCGTTTCATCAAAAGATTGTACTCCTGGTTCTGAGTTGCTTTACGAAGAGGAGGTTGTGACCATCACTGACTATGTCGGTGGTAAGTTCCTCCTGAACGAATCAACTGTACGTCAATACGATTCATCTTACTCTGAACTTGTACGTTTGACCGGATCGAAAGACCCTCGTCAGATCGTGATGAAAGCCTCTGAAATGGGTTCAGCTACAACTGAACTTTCCGTGATTCGTGAGATGTTCAGCGACTTCCAATTGTCAATGGATGCCATGATTCAGGCAGTAAACAAGAAGATTCTTGCTTACGCTGATGCGGCAAAAGGAACTTGGGTTGGTGGTGCTGCTTCCAAATCATACGTGGTGCAGAATGGTGCTACTTATGCCAATGGTGGTGGTTCAATCAACGCAGGTGGATTGCTTGAGTTCCGTCAGGACGCTCGTGCAACCAAGTTCAATGGATTGCCTCACATCATTTCTGGATACGGTGCGATGGATCGTATTTTCCAACAGGATTCACGTTACTTTGGACCAGGTGCAAATGGTTTCGACTTCGCATCCGTTCGTGGTGCTGCCGGTCAGGAGATGCGTTTATTTACCGATGAGAACGTAGTAGATCAATTCGCTTCTGAAGATGCTGCAATCGTCTTTATGCCGGGTTCAATGCTTTACCTTCCGTTCCTTCAGTACGTAGGTAACTTTGGTGACATCGGGGTAATGAAGCGTTTCACAATGCCAATTCCACAATTGCCAAACGTGAACATTGATGTGCGGATTCTACCTGATGAGTGTTCTGAGAATTACGCAGTATTCTTGGATCAATTCTTCGAAATCTACACGCCTTCAATGGAGTTGTTCAAATCAACTGACCGTTTGACTGGTGTGAATGGTGTATTCGAAGCCGCTTTCACTCAGGCAGTATAAATCCTCTGCCTACGGGGTCCTATTCAAATGGTTACTCCGATGGATATGCTTAAAAGTAGGGAGTCAAATGACTCCCTATTTGCTTTTTATCCACACAAAACCATATGAAGTTTTATACTTTCCTAAAACGCATTTTGAAATAGACGTTTGGTCAAAACCTAGAGTCTTTGCGGCAAATGAAGCTGATTCCCAATTTTGAATAAAATTCCCATAAATATCGTATTGTGATACTGGATATTTCTGAGGTAGACCCTTTCGTTTTTTACGATTAATTAGTCCATTATAATTGGCATGAACATTATTTTCTAACTGTGTTGCCCATTCAAGATTCTCAATTCGATTATCAGTTTTAATCGCATTGATGTGGTTCACAGTTTTTTTGCTTTCTGGATTTTCAATAAAAACATCGGCTACTAATCGGTGAATTCGAAATGTCTTAATCTTACCCAATGCACTAAGTGTTACCATTGGATATCCAGAATTATCATTAGTAAATTTTAAAATCCTCCCTTTATACAAACATTTAGTTTGAACGCCATTAATTACCTGCATCACAAACCGATCAACACTTCTTACTCTTCCTTGGTTTGAGACTTCATAAAATCCTTCATACCCAATTACGCTTTTCCAAATTTCTTCCATTTTAAAAACAAAAGCCCCAAATCAAAACGAGGACGAGTCGTTCCAATCTGAGGCTATGTTGTGGCATTGATGCCAGTTTCTTTTACCAATCTCGTCCATTGGTTTAACTACTTTGCAAAGATAATCATAAAAAGAGAGGGGCCAAAAACCCCTCTTTTTTTTCACGTACTTTTTTCAACCAAAAAAATAACCAATTCTTTAAATTATTGAAATCGCAATTCCAGTC